GGCAAGCCTAAATACTTTTTTATGCGCGATAAAACAAGCATTGTCTTTGTTCCAATTCCTGATGCTGCATATCCAGTCCGCTTACTTGTTGCGCTAAAACCAACTCAAACCGCGCAAGGTGTTGATTCGATTATTTTTGAAGAACACAAAGAGGCGATTAAGTTTGGCGCATTAGCTTATCTAATGATGATGCCTAATAAAGAATGGTCAGACCAAAACGGTTCTGTGTTTTATAAACAACAGTTTATTGAGCTATCAACAAAAGCAAAAACAATAGCCGAACAGGGCTTTAATTTGCGTAAGTCTTTTAGAGTTAAACCCAATTATTTTTAGGTGATGTATGGCAACGTATGCTTTAACAGTATCAACAAATGCGCTTGGATTGGGTGTAATCAATGGCGCAACAGTGCGTATTGAGAAAAGACGTGTGGCAATTGCAGATGCTTATCCACCTATCAATAACTTAATTCAAATATCAAAAGCGACAGACTCAAGTGGTATTGCCACTTTTTTGTTAGAACCTGATGATTTAACGACTTATCATGTTGCTAAGATTTTTGATTTAGCTGGCGTGTTTATTTATCAAAAGCATTTTACTATGCCACCCTCCGCTGCAAATCTTCACGATGCTTCGATTAGTACGGCAATTGGTGGCTCTTTAATTCAATTTAAAGAAAATGGCAACGACTTAGGTACGCCAACTTCTGTAAGAAATGTTGATATTGTCGGTAGTGGAGTAGATGCTACATTTGCAGGTGATACCGTGACCATTGATGTTGGTGAGATGGCTACTCATTTGGCTGCATTAGATCCTCATGGGCAATACTCATTAGAAACTGATGTAACTAGTGCATTAGCATTAAAGGTTAGCAATAGTGCTATTGGCACTCCATCTGGTGTAGCTCCTCTGGACGAAAACAGTACTGTGCCTGATCAATATCTTAGTTTTGTGCAATCCGGCACTGGTGCTGTGGCGCGGACGGTGCAGGATAAGATGCGAGAGAGCGTCAGTATCTTTGATTACTTGAGTGATGCTCAACGAGCTGACGTTATTGCTGGAACGAAACTACTTGACGTTTCAGCCGCCATCAATACCGCGCTTGCCGAGATCGGGAACAATGGAGAACTGTTTTTCCCGCCTTACGTGTATCGTGTTTCCAACACGATCACGATGCCTTCTACAAAGTATTGGCAAAAAATTAGGGGCACAACAAGCCCAGCAGGAGGTGGAGGGGCTGGGGTTCTGTCTAAGTTGGACTTCTCCACGCTTCCAGTAAACACGACGGCGATTGTCACTGGCGGAAGAAGTCGCATTGAGGACATTGGCATATTCGGCCCTGGCGCATCCGTTGGTGGAACAGGCACGGGCGTGAAAATAAGCTACGAGGCTGACCTAAGAAACGTCACCATCCAGTTATTCAATATCGGTGTTGATATTGTTGCCTGTTACTACACTAGGCTAAGCGATGTTTCTTTCCGTTTTAACTCGCTGGGCTTGCAGGCGAGCGCGTTCCACAATTTAAGACTGACAGAGTGTGCTTTTGGGGGTGGTGTAATTGGTTCACGTACTGCTGACCAAGAATCTGGCAACGGGATAAATTTGCTGGGCGGAGGGGAGTGCAGCATCAGTGGCGGGTCAGTAGAGGCTTTTTGGGGTGCAGGTGGCTATGGCATTCGGCTGAATGGAAACTTCCTTCACCTGAACGTCAATGATGTTTACTTCGAGTCTTACGGAGATGCCACGCATCAGTCTGGACCAGCAATTCTAGTTGATGGCTCGAAATCATCTGTGAATGTCAGTGGGTGCTTCGCATACATATATTATCAAGATGCGTTCGTTTACCTAGCTGACAGTGCGTTTAATTATTCGCTAACGTCGACAGGGAACAGATTTTCAAACACAAGCGCATACAACGGCATCATCTATCGCCTTCCGTCAAACTTGAGCTACCGCCAATCAGGGACCGTGTTCATCTATGGTGACAACTTGGAAACCATAGGGGCGGCAAAACCGATGTATATGTCACCTGACATTCTGAATGTATTGAATGGTCAGCCTAATGTTACCGTTTACCCGCCTCGCGGTGGATTTAATGCTGGAAGCTCCGTGCCAGACCATGTTTTTGTCGGTAGACCGCAGGCCAATTACATTCAGGACGTAGCACCATCCAATCCGCTTAAGGGTGTTATTTATTGGGCAAACGGAGGCACATGGAATCCGTGCAAGAGTGATTTTTCACCATATCCAGTAATTTACGATGGCACTTCATACCAACAGGTTGTAAAGAGACACGCACTTACTTTGGCGAACAATTCAAACCTGACGCTCAAGGTCAACGAAAACGCTGTATGTAACACAAACACATCCGCAGTAACAGTGACGCTGCCGACATCTCCGACTGATGGGTCTACTCATACGATTAAGAGTCTCGGTGCAGCAAATGCAGTAACGATAACAGGAGGAGGGCTGAATATTGATTCTGCATCGACTTACACGTTGCCTGGAGGTACTTATCAGGCTATAACTGTGACCTACCATGCGTGGTCTAATAAATGGCTCATCGTGAGCAAGGTTGGCTGACCCCTGATACAGAGTCTGGTTATCCCGAAATAAATCCGCAGGCTATTGATATGCCTGTGGATGCAGCACAAAAATTAGGGCGTAAAATGCCAACTTATTACTATTGAATTTTTATATCAAAAAATTGACACTACACCACCTAATTAAATTATTTCGCATAACACAAAGTTTATAGTGTTCTGAAGGCATAAATTCTTTATGAATAATTACAATGCAGCTCAACGCATTAACTCACAAGTCAATGCGTCAGTAACTTACAAAACAGACTTAGCACAGTTTGAAGTGCCTGAGTTTTGGCAAGAGGCAGGCAAGTTTGGCGACTGTGAAGACTATGCTTTGCTCAAGAGAGCTTTACTCTTAGAACAGGGATGGTCTTCTGATAAGCTAAATCTTTGTTGTTGTTGGATAGAAACTGGTGGTTATCATTGTGTATTGCTTGTTGATACCAATAAGGGGTTTTACATTTTAGATAATCGCTATGCTTGGCCAATGAACCCTAAGTCTTTACCTTACAAGTGGGATAAAGCGTTGCGGGAGGATGGGAAATGGTACGAGTTATCGTTTTAGCTTTGTTGTTGTCAGCTTGTGCGTCAAACTCAGATAATCCAAAGTTTGGCAAAGAAGTAGAAGCACCTTATGGGTGGAAATATACTTACTGCCCAAGCCATCGTGATGAGTCAGGATGCAATAATGCGTATTAAACTAGCAACACCACTAAGCGGTGAGTTCATTGATGCTACTTGGAATGTGTAGAGGTGTGTGATGGTTGAGTTATTGTCATCAAGCGATTGCTTTAAAAAATATGGCTCACCTGAGTTAGAAAAAGGAATGACGCTTTGGGATGTGCCTAAAGAGTTAGAAATTGGCGTGATTCCTAAGCGTTTGTACTGCAATAAAGATTTAATTGCACCACTCACCAAAGCCTTTCAAAACTTAATTAAAACAGGTTTTGTGAATGAGCTAAAAACATGGGACGGTTGTTTTAACATTCGAGGCAAACGTGGCAATCCGCAGTCTATGTCTTTGCATAGTTGGGGTGTAGCAATAGATGTTAATGCAGCGTGGAATGGCTTTGGAAAAAAACCAACTTTAAGCACTGGTTTTGTGAAGTGCTTTACTGATGCTGGTTTTGATTGGGGTGGCGTGTGGGCTAAACCTGATGGTATGCACTTTCAGTTAAAACAGAGATTGATTTAATGAGACTAAAGTTTAATGCGTTTAGTGGCATGATTCCAAAGTTTAATCCTGCTGTGTTGCCTGATAACAACGCAGAAAATGCAGTAAATTGCCGTTTTGAATCAGGCGTATTACAGCCGCTTTATGGGTTAACACAGGATGTCACGCTTGCATTAACTGGCCATAACATTAACGCTATTCATCGTTGGGATGTAAATAACAATGCGTATTGGCTTCGCTTTACTGATAAGGTTGATGTCATTCGCTCGCCGATTGCTGATGATGCTTATAGTCGCATTTATTGGAGTGGCGATAGTCGCTTGGGTGGCTCGCTCATTTATTCTTATACTCCAGCAGTCTATACAGGCGGCAGCGAATACCCGATAAACTATTATAAGTTAGGCATACCAGCACCCACACAAAAAGCAACAACAACACTGGTTGGCACATTGGCAGATGATGTTAGCGCGTCTGCACGCTCTTATGTTTATACCTATATTGGCAAACTTGGTGAGGAATCATCGCCAAGCTTGCCATCAGACCCTTTAATTTGTCCGAATGAGGGCGCGGTTGTCCATGTTGCCAATCTCACTTTTGATACATCAGCAGACACAGGCCGAGAAATCGTGGCAGTACGCTTATATCGTGTGATTGTTGGCTCAACAGGCAATGCGGATTACCTTTTTGTTGACGAAATTACTAAGTCAGACATCTTAGGTGGTAGTGGTAAATATAGTGGCAATAAGTACGTTGATAATATTGCTGATGATGGCTTGTCAGGTTCATTAGCGACAACAGCATGGGATGAGCCGCGCAATAATATGTACAGCTTAGGCTTAACCGCTTATGGTGTG